ATAGCCCACTCGCCGTATGTATCCCTATCTGGCCACTCTCGGCGTATGTAAACATAACCGTCTCTATCAACAGCAGCCCATAATGCAGTGAAGTTGCGAGCTCCAGCAGGGTCAACTACTTGGTAGGAAGTGAACCTACTCCTATCTGATATGTCAGGGAAAGACATTCCATATTTGTTGGGTTCTTCTCCAAGAACATTAACCTCAGTGTTAAACAAAGGAAGAAGAGATGTTACACTTTTTACAGGAACACCATAAGCTCTAACCAATATTTCCTCCTCTGGTCTGTCCCGCAAATCTTTAGCTATGCGTTCATAGCCGCCAAACGGGTTTTCATCAGAATGCAGGTAGACCACCGAAGCATCGCGTTTCGGGCTATATTGCTGTACTGGAAGTTCTCGGTTAAGAAGCTCTGCCCTTTTTGTCTTCAAGGTTTCAGAACCTTTTAAGTATTCTGCTATAAACGGAGTGTACCCATTAATAGGGGTGAAGGCTATTAACATTTTGGAATCCCTAGTAGCCAACCGAAAACGCAAAGTGTTTATTAAAGCATCATCACCAAGATATTCGTCTAACCACGTTCCAATGTTTAGTTCGTCTCCAGATCTAAATCCAAACTCAAAACCTTCCAGGATAGTTTGGTTGTTAGAAAACTGGGTGTAGGTTTTAAAATCAACTCTGGTTCGGGTATCAGGGAAAATAAAGCTGCTTCCAGTAAAACCATTCTGCATCGAGTAGTTAATGTAACCCTCAATACTCTTAGTCTTTTTCTTAAACTCTTTGGGCATCATCTCCCACACTGCAGATTGCTGAACCTTTACGCTGGTATCAGCGTTCTGGGAAAAACAAACAACATGACCATCTGGGTTGTTTATTACGCTTTCCATTACAATTTTAGCACAGCCGGTTGTCTTTCCGCTCCGGTTGCCTCCCAAACACAGACACTCGTTGTATGTTCCTAGTCCATCCTTAATACGCTCCCAACCATCTAGGTTGAACCCATGTCTAACAGGATCTTGCTCAGAAGCTTCTATACGGCCCTCATGGGCCTCATGTAAGTCTTTTAGTACATGGGGGTGTTTCTCCCCTAGGAACACTATCTCTTCGTCCGTAGGAGGCTTTAATATTGGATGTTCGGTAAACTCAATCATTCTGGAAACAAGTTTTCTAAGTCCTTAATTGTTGAAGCATTAACCAGGGATAAAAAAGCAGCCATGTTTTCCTCTGACTCAAAACTAAAGTTTTTACTAAAAGTGTCATACTCAAAACCATTCTTCCCTACAGAAGCTACCAAGAACATTTCCCATTCTGGGTTAATGGTATCTAACGACTTCTCAACAAGCTTTATGTTTTCGTTCATTATAGCACCCTGATTAAATCATGATTAGTCTGCACTTTTATGGGGGGTAAAAACATCGTTGAAGGTGCTTTTTCAGGGGATGTTACATCATGCTCTAGCCTGTGGCAGTTGGCACAGAGTAAATCACACTTCTCTAGCTCCTCGATAAAAACCTTTTCACTGTCTGTTTTTTTTCTGAAATATTGAGAAACCCGAAACTTCTTAACGCCCCTAACATGATGGCAATCAAACTGAATTGGTTTGCCTTCCATACCACACTTGGAACAACGCCAAGCCCCGAAGTGTGCCTTAATCAAATTGTTTTTCCTGTTTCTTGGTTTTTCGTTGGTGCAAATTTTACAAACCGACTTATGCCTTTTAGACCCTTTGTAGGTTCCATTCCCATGAAAGTCTGAAAAAGGCTTTTCACAATTGCATGTTTTACACCTCTTGTTCATGTTAATCCAAAGGTTTCTAGGAGTAAATCTAACAGCTCATCGGGACTATTCCCATGACAATGAATTATGTTTTGGTTCATTGTTACTAACCAGAAGTTTTCATGTTGGGCTTCTAACAACTCAACAAGCTCATTTAGGCTATGGTCATCAAACTCAGGACTAACCTTCAACAACTACCTCCGCTTTTTTCATATTGGCTAGACGCTCCCTAGCAGCCTTCACTGTAGCCTCATAGTCCTTTTGGCTTACCACCTTACGCTCTTCTACAATGGTGCTAGCCTCTCCCCTAAATGTGTTGCTACCCTTCTCCGCTTTTTCCAATGCAACCGCCAATGGTAACAAATCTTTGAAGCTAGCCTTTATTTCACCAGACTCCATTCGTTCTCTTAGCTTTTCTATCAAATCCTCCTCTAACGAAGATAGTTCCAAGAATGCTCGGCCCCGAATTTTGCTTCCTAGTTGCTTCCACTTTCCCGTCAAGTCTGCGTAATCAAGCAAAACGTTTACAATTGTCTCACGCTTAAGCCCATACTTGGTTCGCATCCTAGTCTGAGTTACTCCAGTTGCGTGTAAGTACAATATTTCAGCAACCTTTTCGGGGTTACTCTTAGACAATACACTATTATTCTTAGGATTGTGTTCCTGGATTTCTAAAATCCCCTCCCGAATAGAGTCTATTAGCTCCTCCTTTACATCCATTTGCCCATCCACATACCCCACAAGCCCTTATCCGTCAATATTTTTTATAGGGCTAGTAGATGATATATATATATAATAGCCCCCGCCCCCGCGACCCCCTCCTCCTTCGTCGCCGGCCGGTCAGCCTACGCCTAGCGCGCGCACATCACACGCCCAGGCCACGCGTACTCATCCCTTTTCTTTGGTCGATGGGCAAACCATCCAATCGGTCGGATTAACAACCGGCCTTTCAAGGTCCGTTTTAAAACTATTTCTCCTATGGGATCCGGTCTAATTTGCGATTTTGCTTGCGCCGTCTTTTTCTGCAGTTAGGAATTGTAGCCCATGATAAAAAATATTAGATTAACTCACCCGCTCAATGATCGTTATGACATTGACCTAACAAAGCCCGTAAAGCTTTACCGGAATCTGCGCAGCAAATGCTGGTCGATTCAGCAGGACGGGCTAGTCAAAGCCCATTGTGACCGCGCTTGGCTATCCGATTGCAATTTTCATGTGAACGAGAATGGCAGACAGAAGGTGCTAAGAGAACGCAAGAAATACGTTCACGCATATGTGATCGGACATATGTTTGGTTGGCCAATCGACAGCAAAGACTTTCCCGCTCGTTATCCGATCTCCTACAATCCATTCAAGGGTCCAAACTTTGTCGACCGTCATGGGCAGCCCGTAAAGCGTGCCGATTATGTCAAAGCCGATATAAACGCAAACGATCATATAACCGCCAACGCATAACGTCATGATCATCTTTGAAAATAAAGAGTTGTTTGTAGTTGCGACCGGTCATGACCGGCCAAGCGCCAACCGTAAAACCGGTCCAATGATTCAGCTTTGGATATTGTCGCAAGACATGGACCCAGTAAAGTCAGTGAAGACCGGCCATGATGCAAAGACCATTTGCGCAGGCTGTCCATTTGCTTCCGGCAATGGTTGCTATGTCAACGTAGGTCAAAGCCCGTTATCAATATGGCGCGCCTATAAACGCGGCTCTTATGGCAAGCTGTTGCCAAAGGACTATGGCCAATTCTTTAAGGGTAAAACCGTTAGGTTCGGAGCCTATGGCAACCCTTCGTTAATCCCGCTTGCCATAGTCAAATCAGTCGCAAGCGCGTCCAATGGGTGGACCGGCTACTTTCACAATTGGAAAGAAATGCAGCCCGCTATGGCGCGGGCCTATGGTCAATATTTCATGGTATCGACCGAAACAGAAGAGAGTAGATGCAAGGCAGATAACGCGGGCTTGCGTTACTTTCACGTATCACCAAACAAGCCAAGCGATGCCATTGAATGTTTAAGCGATGCCAAAGGTATCACTTGCGAAAAATGCAAGCTATGCGCCGGTCTTAGCAAGTCGCGCCTTCCCAGCGTTTGGATTAACCCGCATGGCAGCAAGAAGACAAAAGCAGAACTAGCCGCATTGAATTAACCATAACAAACACATGAAAAATATTCTCATCCTATGCGAAACAAGCAATGAGATTGCGGGCCGGTTCCGCGCTCAGGGTCATGACGTTACAAGTTGTGACTTGCTACCGAATGACATTGACCAAGCAAATCATCACCAAGGTGATGTGATGGAATTTCTAAAGACAATTCCCGATAATAGCGTGGACCTCATCATCGCACATCCACCGTGCACAGCTTTGGCCGTCTCTGGCAATGCGTGGTACGGCCAAGGCATGGCCAAGCATAAAAAGAGGCTCGAGGCGATGAAATGGACTGAGAAGCTATGGCATCTTTGCAAGCGTAAAGGGAAGCGGGTGGCATTTGAAAACCCCGTGGGAGTGCTGGGACACACCGAAATGGGCAAGGCTAGCCAATATGTCCAGCCGTGGCAGCACGGACACCCTGAAAGCAAACGCACGGGCCTATGGCTACACAATTTGCCACCATTGGTGGAGTCCAATAATGTCAAAGACGCTTTTGACAAGCTCCCCAAAAGGGAGCAACAGCGTTTGCACTATCTGCCGCCATCGCCTGACCGGTGGAAAATACGCAGTAAAACTTTTGACGGCATCGCACAAGCGATTGTCGACCAATGGGGAGCAATCCTTTAACCAATAAAAAATACCAATAATGAAAAGCACAACTAGCGAAATTGAAATTGAGTTGATAGACTCAACACCTAGCCACATTACAAACGGCGAGGGATATTACCGGCTGATAAACTCAAAGTCCAAATACGGGCAAAGGTATTTAAAGACACCACATGAGAACCGGTGGATGCAATGGAGCGACATCGATCGCAATTGGCAAAACTTCTTCAATGATCAACTTAAAGAGAAGCTGGACAAGGGATTTGCCGAATATGAAAAGGTGGACCAATAATGCAGGCAATCATCATGATGCTACCGGTCTTCTTCCTTCTCTATATTCTATGGAGATGGGTTGAAATTGGAAACAAAAAACTAGAACAGGAGCGGAAAAATGGACGCAGAGATAATTAGACTTTTATCGGGGGCAGTCGTATTGATTGCTCTCCTTGCAACGAAACTAAGAGAGAGGAAAGAGAAATGAACTGGACAATCTTATTGGCCGCGCTCGTCGCGGTGGAATCTTCCGGCGATCCCGATGCCATTGGGGACAATGGGCTCGCGTTCGGATGTTTGCAGCTTCACGCTGCCTACGTGCAGGACGCGGCACAATGGGCAAGGGAAACTTGGGAGCATGAGGATGCTTTTAACCCAGCAACAGCGGAGCAAATTGTACGGGCTTATATGGCTCGCTACGCTACGCAGAAAAGGTTAGGAAAATCTCCAACATATGAAGACATCGCCCGCATCCATAACGGCGGACCAAACGGATTTAAGAAGGCTGCCACCGATGGCTATTGGCTAAAGGTGAAGAAAGAACTTGCCAAGAGGGGAATATTCAGCTCTAATTAATCCAATGATTAAGAAAAAATTGTATGACACGGTAGCCATTGAGATGGACAATCCATCCTTGGCAGACTTAGACGACTACCGGTGGAGCAGCGTCTTCCTGAAGGCAATGGGAGCAGGAGACTGGTCCCAAGCTGAAGGCATTGCCTACACCATGCCGAGAGAGGCGATGCTGGACAGCATGGGCGTTGAGCTAGCCATTTGCCTTGAGCGGTGGCCAAACCTACCGGACGAGTTTGTTTCGCCCGCCGCAAGAATCTTAAAGCGGGTGTTTCGCACTCGCTTCCTTAATAACCCAAAACGAGAGAGCATAACAGCTCAAATACTATGAACAACAAAGAAAGTACCGAAGATCGCATTGAAGAAGCTAAGAAGCTGATTATCGGAGCGAGAGAGGATATAAAAAACCATTGGAGTGGAAACTCCGATGCAAGAGAAGGTGCCGATGAGCAGTTATCTGCTGCGTTGGGCTTCCTTGAAGAAAACATCCAATCGGATGACGACCGGATAGGGGAGTCGATAACCGATGCCCGAACCACAATAGGGACATTCTTCAATGATCTCCAGGCAATCACCAACCAAACCTACAGCTCCACCGCAGATCAACTGCAAGCCGGTGAGTGCAACCTATCCCGATGAGAGAGTTTACGATAGGAGAACTGAAGGTGTCCATTGACTCAGACGGATACGTTCAGAAGGTGATTGAAGACGGAGAACAAATCATAGATGCCCTTCCAAGCTCCAAGGTCTTTGACCTCATGAATCTTGCCGAGCAACAGGCAAGAGAAACCTATGAAGATGACCGAGCCGAGTCTCGGTTTGATGACGAGTGCTATCACGGTTGCTAATGTCATTCTCCATTGGAAAGCGGGTTTGGGCTATCCCCATGCCCGCAACGGACAAGCTAGTCCTCTTAGCCTTGGCTCACTATGCTAGCGACGATGGGCAATGCTGGCCGTCTTTGGATAAGTTGGGCAAAGATACCGGCTTGCACCCGAAAAGCGTTTCAAGGTGCATCAGGAGACTCAAGAAGGGGAAGCTAATCGAGACCAAGAGACGCATGAACAGCAGCAGCGTAGTCCTGCTAAAAATATGAGGGCGCTTAGTTCCGACTCGGTAACCCTCCGTTACCCTATCCTAGTAGTTACTATTCTAAAGAAAGTTTATGATCTATTAGTGTAACCCTAAGTTACTTTCTAACCAAGAATTTTGTTATAGGTTACCAAGAATTTACCAAGAATTATTATGAAAAAAGAAGAATGGAAAGATGTTATTGGCCATGAGGGACACTACCGAATATCCAATCAAGGAAGAGTTATGTCCTTGAAGCATGGGAAGACTAGGATTATGAAGCCATGGAGAAAAGGAAAGGGGTACGTTGCTGTTGGTTTGCAAAAAAATAAAAGGCTTAAACATTTCTACATTTCTCGCCTTGTGGCCCAGCATTTCCTTCCCGATTGGTACAAGTCCTTGCAAGTGGATCACATCAATGGGGTGAAGACTGATAACCACGTTGACAATTTAAGGATGGTGACATGCTCCCAAAACCTTAAAAGCTATGCAAAGAAAAAAGAGGGATTAACATCTAAATTTCGGGGTGTTGGTTTTTACAAGAGATACGGGAGTTGGAGGGCTTGCATATATTCTAATGGGATACAGAGACACCTCGGATACTTTGATGACGAAGAGGAGGCGGCAAGAGCTTGGGACGCAGCAGCCATAGAGAATGGATTCAATCCAGAGGCACTAAATTTTAAATGAAATATAAACCACCAAAATCAATGATCGACAATTTTGAGACGGTATTCAAAACCGTTTCAGACCTCTATGGTGTATCC